ACGAAATAGATCAGGAATATTATCGTCCCTGTATTGAATATTTCATTCAAGAAAGTCACCCATCTCAATTCATAAGGTTTGGGTGGGCGGCTCTAAGGATAGCGCAAGGTAAGAGCAACGAAGAAATTATTGATGAAGCAAGACGATACAACTGGGAAGACTGGGATGAGGAAATGACAGAATACCAGATAAACCAAATAAGGAGTAAAAAATACAGAATTCCGTCATGTGGAAAGATACGAAAGCAGGGATATTGTGTTCCCAAATTGTGTAAATGGAGGAAACATAAATGTTAGAGTGCCCGGTTTGTAATAATACGAATTTGAAAAGACTGAAATTGGGATTGTTGTATTGTCCTTATTGTTATAGTCTATACTGGACCACTATTCCTGAACAATATAAGGAGAGGAAAAATGAAAAAACTAAGTGATTGGATAGATAGGGAACGAATTTCTCAAGAAATCACAATGCTTGAGACGAATGTTCGCATTCTTAATAAAGTTCTTAAGGGTGAATTAGAGGACGTTTTACTTGAAGTCGTTTATCACAACAGTGACACATGTTATGGACAGTATTTCCCTGAAGACGATTATTATCTTTCAATCGCCATTGACTACTCTGATGATTACGTAAGGAAATTGATAGCGGTGGACGAAATACTTAAAGAAGAAAGCGGATATGGTCGATTCTCTGGTTTCAAGATTAAGAGTGGTGGATTTATAATTTCACCGTTTTCCCTAACGCGGAGGGAGTTTTTAGAGATTGTTCAATCGCAAGACGATGAGGAGATCCGTCAATTGATACGAGAGGTTTACAAAATTTCACGAAAATTGAAGACTGCAAACACTGAGATAGAAAAGTCTTCTCGGATATTGGATCTTCAGAGACGACTCAAGGTCGAATTCCAAAACAAGGAAAAGATAAACGAATTATTGGAGGGGTTAGCTAAAATAGTCAAAGTAAAAGATGATTTGGTCACCCAATTGTATATCAGAAAAGAAGAACTCCAGAAGAAGTTTGATATAGATATAGAAGATCTTCAAAAACGAATGAGAAAGATATGTTAGAATGAGGCATAAGATAATTTGTGGAGACACGCTTGAAGTTCTAAAGACGTTGCCAGATGAGTGTGTAGATTGTATTGTCACTTCGCCACCCTACTGGGGTTTACGCTCATATCTCCCAGATGACCATTCAGACAAAAAGAAAGAAATTGGATTAGAGCCAACATTAGATTTATATCTCGATCATCTTATAGAAGTAATGCAGGAGTTGAAAAGAGTATTAAAGAAGACGGGAGTCATTTTTTGGAATCACGGAGACTGCTACGGAGGTAGTGGAGCAGGAGCGTGGAAAAATCCGCCAGAAGTCTTAAACTCTAAAGAAAACTATCACTTGCCTTATGAGAGCAATCCGAGAAGGAGAAGCGAAGGACGTCAAGTAAAAACTAAATGTTTGGCACTTCAAAATTTCAGGTTTATTGCTCGTTGTGTAGATGAATTAGGGCTTATACTGAGGAATGTGATCATTTGGTATAAACCTAATCACAAACCTGAAAGTGTGAAAGACAGATTTACGAATACTTATGAACCTGTATTTATGTTAGTGAAGAATAAAAACTACTGGTTTGATTTAGACACAGTAAGAGTTCCTCACAAAGAAACAAGCAAGAAGAGAGTCTTGAGAGCAGTTAGCAACAAACACAAATACTCAAATCACCCTGAGTATGGTGGTGGTGGTAGAATAAATAAGCCAAGACCAAATGCAAAACGAAAAGTATCTGTTACCTTTAGTGACTTACTCGATAAGTCGAAGAAATATCAAAGAGAACAAAATATGGCAATATCTCAATATCAATACGCGGAGGGAGATTATTTAGTGGTAAATCTTCACCCGTTAGGTGCTAATCCTGGTGACGTTTGGTCAATTTCTCATTCTTCATTTTCGGGTATGCACTTTGCAACGTTTCCTGAGAAACTTATATTTCCATTGATAAAAGTTGGAAGTCGAGCAGGCAATACTATACTCGATCCCTTCGGAGGAAGGGGAACCGTCGGAATAGTGGCAGAAAAATTAGGACGGAACAGTATTGTAATAGATCTGAACAGGGACTATTGTGAAATGGCTTATCAAGAATTGAAATCAGTAGTTGCACAAACAAAACTATTCGAGAAACCATCTACAATCGAAAGAATAGGATTTTAAAATGGATTGGCGTGAATTGCAGAGGAAGTTAATCGAAAGCAAATATCATTATTTTCACACAGACAACGGAATATTGCTCTGTGGAGACTGCATCGAAATCTTGAAAACTCTTCCCGATAAAAGCGTCGATTTAACATTGACAGATCCTCCTTACGCATTAGGTAAGGAGTATGATACTTACGAAGATACTGAGGAAAATCTCAAATCTATTATAAAGGAATTCATGCCTCAAGCCTTACGCGTGAGTAAAGTCATGTTACTTACCTGTGGTCTTACTAATATTTCCCTCTATCCTCCTCCACGTTGGATTTTAGCATGGATATACAAGACAACAAACTCAAGAGGTAAGTGGGGATTTGCTCAATGGCAGCCTATTCTCGCGTATGGAGTAGATCCGTATTTGAGAGAGGGACTTGGTGCGAGAAGTGACGTCATAGAAGCAACAGGATTAGATAATCAATCGTATGATCACCCTTGCCCTAAGCCACTTAAATTTTGGGAGAGGTTACTACTCCGTGGCAGTCCTAAGGAAGGGGAAATTGTCCTTGATCCATTCGGGGGCACAGGCGTAACGGCGGTAGCGTGTGAAAAATACAATCGCAGATGGATTGCAATAGAAATATCAGAAAAATATTGTGAAATAACACAGGAAAGAGTTTTGGGTAGAGATAAGAATCAAAGAAGTTTGGAGGAGTTTTGGGAATGGAACTTGTAAATGCTTCACTTATTGGCTCAAGAAGTTCAAGACCAACTCTTAAGCTCAAATTTAGAGATGGCTGGAGTGTCACCTACTCAGTGAGAAAAGGAGAGTATCCATATTTCTACATCAGACCCGATGAGAGCACATCGTTTCCAATTGTGAAAAGAGAGAGTGGATTCAAGTCCTATACTGGAGAACCCTTAGATAAAATTTCTTTCAATTCAATAAAGGATCTCGAAAAAGGAAAGAGAAACGTAGATTTTTGTGCAGAAGCAGATATTCCATACCTCACTCGCTACCTCATAGATTCAGGATTGACATACGGACTCAATAGAAGGATTCTTTATTTTGATATAGAAGTTGAGAGAGGGAATGGTTCTCTTGATACTGAGAACGCTCCACTCCCTATTACCGTGATTGATGCTTATGATAATTTCACGAACAGACATTATCCATTCGTATTGGAGGATTATGCGATAGATGGAGTTAAAACATTCATATTTAAGAATGATGAACAACTTCTGAATTCATTCTTCTCATTCTGTAAGAAATTAGATTTTGATTTGTTAGTAGGTTGGAATTCCTCGAACTACGACTTGCCCTACCTCTTCAATCGTTCGAGGACAAGAAAGATATTTCATAGTTATCATGATGAATTAACCATAGGAGAAAGCCAACCTCTCGATTTAATGAGAGCATATAGAGAATTTGGGGAGAGGGGAGGAAGATATTTCTTAGATCATGTTGCTTATCTTGTTTTAGGGAGACGTAAAGACAAATCCCTTCCAGAACTCTTACATTGTATAGAGGATGTGACTTTGACCAAGGAGATTGATGAGAAACTGAGATTGTCACAATTGGTCTTTTCATTTCAAAATCTCGTTCCCCTCAATACCATTGATATAATGAATCGTAGTAGTATTATCGAAGCCTATCTCTTAAAACGTTATCACAATAAATACGTTCTCCCAAATAGGGGACAGGTGTCACACACGAAATATAAAGGAGCACTTGTCAGGGATCCACAAAAAGGCTTGCACAGAGACGTCACAGTCTTAGACTTGGTCAGTCTATATCCTTCGATAGTTATGCACTTCAATATATCTCCTGATAGAGACATTAGAAATCCTGGAATCCTCACAGAGACAATCAAAGAAATATTTGAAAGAAGACTTGAATTCAAAAAACTATATAAAGAAAGAGGGGACACCCAGAGTCAGATATGGAATGTGTCTTACAAGTTCTTGCTCAACGCTTGTGTAGGGATGTTAGGATATGAAAAATCCAGATTCTATAACAGGGACTTAGCAGCAGAAGTTACAGCCTATGAGCGCAAAATCTTAACTTATATTTGGGAATTTGTTGAGAGTAAAGGCATTCCTATATTAGCTGGAGATACAGACGCTCTTATGATTTCACATCCCGATCCTGAGAGTATTATGAACGAGATTAATGATGACCTCCACTCTAAGTGGGGTCCCGAATTCAATTTGGATGTGGATAAAAAATTTGAAGTTCTTTTCTTGTACAACAAAAAGAAAAACTATTTCGGGATTACAGATGAAGGTAAACTCAAGATAACAGGAACCGTAGTCAATAGGACATCTTGTCCTCTATATATCAGAAACAAACTAATGACGGCTTTCGAAAATATCCTGAGAGGGGAGTGGGAAGAACTAAGGAGAATCAAGTCCCAGATACGTTTGGAGATAAGAGAACAAGATATTATGGATATAGCTGAGTGGGTAAGATTGTCCTCAACTTCACCTAAAGTTCAGACTGCTCATTTGAAAGCAGCAAAAAATAGACTTCGATTGTATCGCATTCCTTATCATTCAGGTGAGAAGTTACCGATTGTTCCCACTAAGGTAGCTTCTATCGGATATTTGGCTATACATGAGAACATAATTGATGATCTTCCCGAAATAGATTATGATGCCGTTCTGGCAAAATGGTTTTACAATCCTCTGAAAGAGATAGAGGATACTCTGTCCCAAACAAACCTTAGTAGATTTATATAAAGGAGGAGGAAAATGAAAGTTGTTTTGAATGGGGATTGGCACATTGGTCAAGGAGAGTTTTCTCCTGAAACAATAGCGGAAATAACAAAGAGGTACTGGAATGGAAAGAAAGTAATTCTAATGGGGGACCTCATAGACTGTGGGCTATCAGGGGGAATGCAATTTGAAAATGAGATCCAACCTCAGTCCCAACTTAGATGGGTCAAGATAATCACAGAAAAGTTAGACGTAGTAGCTTACTGTCTTGGGAACCATGAATATAGAATCTTCAACGAGGTTGGTCTAAACGTCTATGAGGAGTATCTCGGAAAGCCAAGTCATAGAGTAGAGATAGATGGAGTGGATTTCTATTTTGCCCACGGAAGGAGTGCCGCAACAGATATATTTATAGAACATCGTAAACTCTTACAATATACAGACGCGGATGTGATAGCATTAGGACATAATCATACACTTGCGAAACTTGATGTCCTTCGTGGTGATAAACGCATCACCTTATTGAGGACGGGTTCTTTAGCACGTGGATTACGATATGCGATCGACAGATCTCTTCCGCCAACTCTTACGGGGTGGGTGGAGTACGATACTCGAAAGCGAGCAGCCAAACTAATGATGGTCGATAAAGATGGAGAAGTTCGAGAAATATAATTATAGATAATTAGAAGGAGGTAATAGTATGGAAGGAACTGAAGGCGAAAAGAAGGAAATGGTTTTAGTCTTTCACAGAGATAATAAAGGAAATGACATTGCCAGGTTGCCTAACGGTAAGATAGTCCTGCATCACAGAAAGGACACTTGTCCTGTAATCGAGGGAATAGAGTATAAGTGTTTGGTGGAAGAGAAAGAACACTGGTGCTTCGCTTGGATAGAAGGTCCAGTTTATTACCCAAGGATCATAGTGAAGTCAGATAGGAGTTGTATTGGCATGGAAAAGAGCAAAACAAGAAGGTTGTATCCTGACATTTATGCAGCCATAAACGATTTAAAGAATAGGACGGACAAGTCCTACATTCTGTTAATTGTTAATGAGGAGGTCCAAAATGGATACTAAACAGAGGGATAAAGAAAGTTTTGCATGCTTAGATGATTTACTGAAATATCGTGATCTTGAGGATGGAATAGTTCACATCAACGGTGAAATCGATTCTTACATAGTTCACGATTTTACCTTGTTCTGTCATGAAATTAAACGAAGAATGAAAGCGGGAAGCGTTCTTACTGTCACTCTAAATTCTCCAGGGGGAGATGTACACAAAGCATTTGCAATATACGATGCACTGCGAAGGGTATCGAGAGAGGGTATAAAAGTAAGGATAATAG